GGTAACAAGTTTGATTATGAGTTTGTTGTTGTAGGTGAAGAAGGACTTGAAGACGATATTTTTGTTGTCGACCAAATCAAATTAAAAGAATTGGGTTATAGGTCTTTTAATAGTGAAGAAGTTTTTTTATTGGATGATAGGGATTTAGAATTTTTCAACAAAGAAGACAATATTCATTTATATACCACAATTACAAGATATCTTGATGTTGATTTGGCAGAAGAAAGACCCGAAGCAGAAGAAGATGAAGAAGGAGAAGTGGAAACACCAGAAGCCGTTGCTGATGAAGAAGAAGGGGATGTTGATTTAAATGAAGCCGTTGAACAAAAAAACATTGTTTTTAAACACAAAGACGGTAGAACGGTGGAAAAAGATGTCACAAATTATGATACGTATCGTATTAATGATTTAATGAAAACCTATCATAAACAAAACCCGGATGTTGAAACCTTTTATTTTGATATTAAAGAAAAAAAAATAAATGAAGCAACAAAAGACGATAAATACGAAGACGTTGTTTTTCTTCAGGGAAGTGAAGCAGATGAAGCACTTGAAATTTTGGATAATCGAGGAGTGGATGCTGCTTTAAATTATCTTAAACAATGGCACGATCCCGGCAATCATATGGGCAGTGATGAATTAGGTCACGGAACCGCCGATTATACATATGAAAAAGACGGAAATCATATGTCGTGGAATCCATATATTGGTTACATCGGTCTTCAATATGATTTGTCTTATTTGGATGAAAACGTTGAGGTAAATGGTGAAATGAAAAAAGTTGTTCCGGGTTATCAACTCAAAGACGTTGATGAAAATGTTGATGTTGATAACACCGGTAATGTTGTTGAATACAGCGCATTTGAAAGACTTAAGGAGTTGTATGGTGAAATGGAAGGTTTAAGAGATAATTTTGTAACCATTCCAGAATACGAAACAATTATGGAGTTAATGAAAAGTATTTTATCAAAAAATTATGATGAAATGAAAGATGATGATGAAAATGATTTTGTTGACATAGTTTTAGGCTTTAAGCCCCTTAACGTTGGCGATGTTTAATACATCCATATTTTTTTTAAATTTATCTTAACAACAACATTTTTAAAGTATTTATATTAAATAGTAATTTGTTTTATGTCAGTATTTAGGACTTATTTTTCAAAAAACAACACACTCATTAAAGATAGTGAGGTTAACGGTTCTAAAAATCCTGTAACAGAAATTGTTTATGGTGGGATGGATGGGATTATCAGTAGATTTATTTTCGATTTTGATTTTACTGGCATATTAGAAAGAATTCAATCAGGCATAATCAATCCAAATAGAATTGTAAGACACACATTAAAACTAAATAATGTAATTAGACCAACCCCAGAATATGAGGGCAGGTTGTCGTATGATTCAAATTTAAGAAGGGCTTCTGATTTTAAATTAGATTTGTTTAACATCAATGAAGAATGGACTGAAGGTTTGGGTTATGATTTAAACATTGGCCAACAGTTTTCGGATTTTGCTATTGAAGAACCATCAAATTGGTTTTACAGAAAAAGAGACCCTGAATACGTTCCTTGGAGTGGTGATGGTGCTTATATAACAGGTGTCACAGAAATACTTGGAAGTCAATATTTTGGTTCGGGTTCAGAAAACGTGTCAATTGACATTACCGATTACATTAACGACAGATTATATGAGTTGTTGCAAACCGGAACAACCGGAACAACACTATATGGTAATTCCAAAGGTTTGGGATTGAAATATGATGATGAATACGAAAAACAAATAACAGAAAAAATTAATGTTGTTTCGTTTCAAACAAAATACGCAAATACGTTTTACGAACCATTTGTTGAAACAGAAATTGAGGATTTGATTAAAGACGATAGAAACTTCTTTTATCAAAACAAAACAAACAGATTGTTTTTATACCCAAGATATGGTAATCAACCAATAAAAGATGCTGATTTTTCAGTACAATCGGTTGTGATATATGACAATGAAGAAAATGTTTATGATGTCATAACTGGTGACGGAATTACTTATATGGGTAATGGCATATTTTCTGTAGAGGTTTATGTTGATTCAGATGAATATCCCGATGCAATTATGTTTAAGGACGAATGGAATGTTGTTGTTAATGGCAGAGAAAAACAACATGTCGATTACTTCTATTTAATTGATGAAGAACAGTATTATGATTTTGGTGGCGTAGACCCAATAGAGTTTGATAACTACAGTTTTTATTTTTGGGGTATTTGTGATGACGAAAAAATAAGGGCAGGTGATTTAATAAGAATTAAACTCACAGTAAAAGAATTGTATGCTAATCAAAACAATAACAAACCACTTGATATTGAATATAGAGTATTTACCAACGTAGGAAGTGATTATGAACTCGATGTAATACCATTTACACCTGTAAATCGTACCAAATTAACATATGAATTTAATTTGGATACTTTTTGGTTAATACCACAAGATTATTATCTTCAAATTAGAATGAGAAATGGTAGTTACTATCGAAATAAAGAAACTATTCGTTTTACCGTAACAAGTGAAGGTGTTAAATAAAAATTTTTAAAATATGTTTTTAGTTATTTTGTGGTGATTTTCAAATCATTACACAAAATTTTTAAAAACTCTTGCATATGGATTGATATTGTAGTATTTTTGTAAATGAGAAAGTTAAAAAAGTAAGTAAAGTAAAAAAAAGTGAGAAGAAACAGAGAGAGAGTTAAAAAGTGAACAGAGTAAAATTAAAATTATTGTAAAACAAAAAAAAGTAAAAAAATGGCAGAGTACAAACCAGATTTATCGCATTTGAGAAGTCAATTCGATGATTTTAAAAAAGAAAAGAAAAAAGGATCAGGCAAAAAACTTTCAGGAAAAGAATTATTTGCGAAGTATTTTAAACCAATGAATTCAAGGGAAACCTTTAGGATTTTACCCGTGAAACCCGGTAAAAAATTCTATCAAGAAGCATTCTTCCATACCATTCCAATTCTTGATATGGATGGTAAAAAGAAAAGGAAGCATATTTATTGCTTGTCAAGGAATGAACCAATGATTCCTGTATTGGATGAAGATGGAAAAGAAATCATTCAAGAGAATGGTCAAAAACTAATGAAACCACAACCATGTCCGGTTTGTGAAAAATACAAAAAAATCCTTTCAAAACAAGACAAATCCATTAAGTTTAAGAAAAAGGATGATATGAACGAAAAGGAGTTGAAGATTTTGGAAAAAAACAAAAAAATCTTCAAAGATGCAAATGTGTATGCTCCTAGGAAGTGGTATATCATCAAAGGTATTGACAGAGGTGCTGTCAAGGATGGTATTAAGTTTTGGAGGTTTAAAGACAATTATCGTGGACAAGGTGTTATGGATAAATTGCAGCCTGTGTTGGAACACTATGTTGAAACAGAACAAGCCGATTTTATGTCACCAGTAAATGGTACGGATTTAATTCTTATTGTGACCGAAAGCGAATGGAACGGTATTACCTATCCTGAAGTTTCAAATATATCTGCAAAAGGAAAGTCGAAACTTCATGAAGACGAACACGTTGCAAAACAATGGATTAATGACACAACTACGTGGAGAGATGTGTTTACAAAGAAAAAAGCACCTGAAATCACACCATATGAATACCTTAAAATGGCTGTTGAAGGAAATGAACCAGCAAACCCATATTGGGATTCAAATGATAAGAAGTGGGTATTTCCTGGCAGACCCGATTTGGAAGAAAAAGCCAATACAAGAGACAGGGATTTGGGTGGTGATGATGATGAAAACGTTGAAATGGCATCCGACTTGAATGATGATGGAAGCCAAGTCACTATGTCAAATGTAGGTGAAAAAAATGTTGGGGAGTTTTCTGATGATGCGGTTGATGTTGGAAGTGAAATTAAAAAGGAAGAGAATAAGAAAGAAGAAACCAAACATACTGCTGCTGAAGAAGAAGTGGAAGACACAACCGATGACATATCGAATGATGAATCAGATTATGATGGTGATGATGAGCTTGACGAATTACCGTTTTAATAAATGAGATTTCGTTTATAGGTCGATAAGGGGGTGACAAGTTTTAACACCCCCTTATTTTAAAAATAACTCGCATAGGTTAAATTAAAATATATGTCAGAAAAGAAGAATAGTGATGGTGCTGCAGGAGTACCTGTTAATAAGAAAACAAGAAAACCAACAACCAAAAAAACATTTTCACTTAGCGACTATAAAAAAAATCAGGGATTAGAAGACATACCAAACAAACCACTTAGATGGATAAAATGCTCATCCGCACTACAAAAGGCAACGGGATTGCCCGGATTTCCAATGGGTTATAGTAGTTTGGCACGTGGTTTCTCAAACACCGGAAAATCAACAGCAATTTGTGAAGCAATTGTCGAATCCCAAAAAATGGGCATATTGCCTATTATCATAGACACCGAAAATAACATTGGTAAGGAAAGGCTTACAAGAATGGGGTTTGATTGGGAAGGTGAGTTTATTTTTGTTGATAATAATTTTTTGGTTGAACACATTGCAAGAAAATATGATAAAAAAAGAAAAGAAGCGTCAATTGAAGATATGGCTAATTGTATTCTTCATTTTTTAGATGAACAAGAAGCAGGTACTCTTCCACGTGACCTTTTATTTGCAATCGATTCTTTAGGTACTTTGGATTGTATTAGAACAATCAATGCAATGGAGAAAAATACTAGCGATAATAATATGTGGAATGCCGGTGCGTTTGAAAAATCATTCAAATATTTATTGAACAATACAATTCCGTCAAGCAGAAAAGCCAATAAGGAATACACAAATACCATTATTGGCGTACAAAAAATTTGGATTGACAATATGGGTGCAGGTGTTGTTAAGCATAAGGGCGGTGAAACGTTCTTTTATGGTTCGAGATTGATTTATCATTTTGGTGGCGTTGCAGCGCACAGTACAAAGAAAGTTGTGGCTACAAGTAAAAAACGTGATGTCGCATATGGTATTGAAACAAAAGTTAATGTTGGTAAAAACCAAATTGATGGACCATTAGGTGGTATTTCATTTGAAGGCGAAATCATATCAACTCCAACTGGTTTCATACAAAAAGAAGATGTTGATAATTACAAAAAAGAAAACTTACTTTTCTTTAGGAATGCGCTTGAAGATGATAGTATTGATGCTGATGACCTTAAAACAAAATATGAGAGTATTGATGTTGATGAAACACTTGAAATTGGTTAAAAATTAAAGCTATATGAAGACAAGAACACTCTTGGTTGATTCAAATTATTTGTTGAAAAGGTCTTTTCACGGTGCAAAAACGGCGTATACTGATAAATTCGGACACATTGGCGGTCTTTATATGTTTTATACAACATTACGAAGACTTATAAGGGAATACAAGATTAATAAAATAGTTTTGTGTTGGGATGGCGAAAATTCGGGTTTGATGCGTAATAGAATATCCCGTGATTATAAAGCGAATAGAAAATCCAAGGAGTGGCACAAAAAAATTGTGATGTCTGATGGTCAGGTCAGACGTGAAGAAGAAAAAGATAGGTCGATATTAAAACAAAGAAAGAGAATACAACAATATGCTGAAGAATTATATATTAGGCAAATAGAAATAGATGAAATTGAGGCAGACGATTTGATTGCCCAATACTGTATTGATTATCACGATAAAGAAGAAATATACATTTATTCTAACGACAGAGATTTTTCACAACTACTTGACCTAGACATCACAATTTTATTCCCCAACATCGACAAACCCATAACAAGAAAAAATTATTTAACACAATTCGGACATCACTACACCAACGCATTAACAATGAAAATATTGTGTGGAGATGTTTCGGATAATATTAAGGGAGTTGATGGAATACAAGAAACGACTTTATTAAAGCACTTTCCAGATTTGAGAGTTCGACATGTTTCTGTTAGGGAAATATGTAAAAAATCTGTTAGTTTGAATGAAGAAAGAGTTCTTGAGAAAAAGAAGGCGTTAAAAAAGCTGGAAAAAATTACCGAAAGTTTGGATTTGTTAAAGACAAACTACAAGCTAATGAATTTAAAATCGCCGATATTGAATGAGGAAGCGATTGATGAGTTAGAACAATTGGAAATGCCGTTGTCATCACAAGGAAGAAGCAGCAAAAACTTATATAAAATGATGGTTGAAGATGACTTTTTATTTATTTATGGCAGCAGTTTTGTTAGTTATGTCGAACCCTTTTATTCGGTGATTATGCACGAAAAACAATTGTTAAAAGAATTTAATGAAAATTAAAAAGAATAGTTTTAAAAGTCTTTACTTTTTAAAAAAAGATTTTTATTTTTGTATAGTTATTAACCACTAAAATTTGTTACTATGAATTTAGATTTTAAAACAACAAAGAATGAGCAAACAAACATTTTTAAATTTGCATTGTATCAGGACGATGTATTGTTTTGTGAAAAGATTTTTGATGCAAACCAATACAATCCATTTACAAGGTATTCTGTAAACATAAGGAATGTTTTACCCAAAGCAATCAATAAATTGCAGAGAGTGCTTTCAAAAAAAGGGTATAATACAAGGTATGTTGTTAATGGTGAATGTGTTTACGATTTTTTTGCTCATCACTGTGATGAAATTAAACAATATAACTCACAGAAAAAACAAAGGATTATCTACAACCCTCCGTCTATATCACAAAACATTGATGGGAAAGTGATTAAAGGAGTGCCATTCAAAATAGGATTATATATTAACGAAAATACTATTGTTGAAAGAGAGTTTTATGTCGATAATTTCCATCCCGTATCAAGGTGGTCTGCTGATGTTGTGAGGTTGGTTGTTGATATTGCAGATGAAATTTCTGAAAAGATTAAACAAGACGATATCAATAACACTTGGGATGACTATACTATGATTAATGCTGGCTATTCATTTGCTCAAATAAGGCAATTCAGTAACGCCGAGAGAAACAGAGCCTTAAGAAATCTTACTAGAAAATAGTTTTTTGACTATTTACTTTTAGTAATCATAAATTGAATTATGGGTTGGTTAGTTATGTTGATTAACCAACCCCCAATATAAAATACCTGTATTTAATAATGGATGGCAAGGAAAATGAAAACACATTAACATCATATTTAGGACCAGAGTTTCAGCAAAAATTGATGTGGCAAATATTGGTAGAACCCGAATTTGCGGAAAGGGTGATGCCGGATTTACATATCGATTATTTTGATGACCCCAATCTTAAACGTTTATTTATTATATTTCTTGAATACTACAAAAATTTTGAAAAAGTACCTAACTTACAAAATAAAAGTGTATATCAAGCAATAAATCTTTATAAAACACCGCACAATCTTGTTGAGGAAGAAACGCTTTATTCCATAATTGAAAAAATAAAGTTGTGGAATGAAGGCGTTCTTAATAAAACAATTCAATACGATGGGGATGTTGTGCAGAAATCAACAACCTTTTTCATCAAACAACAAGAATTTAGGAAATTAGGTGAATACATTATCGCCAAAACCAAAACTGGTGGCATAAAAGACAAACACACCGTAGCGGAAATTGAGGATAAAATTCGAAATATTGAACGTATTGGTGATGAAGAAGATTATGGTACAGATATTATTGATGATATTGATAATGTATTAAGAAAAGAGTTTAGAGAAACCATTCCAACTGGAATTGAAGCATTGGATGTTCTTACTGGTGGTGGTTTGGGTAGAGGTGAAATCGGTATGATTTTAACTCCTTCTGGTGTTGGTAAAAGTACTATATTAACAAAAATTGCAAATACCGCTTATATTTCGGATAAAAAAGTGCTTCAAATAATTTTTGAAGACACCGAAGAACAAATAAAAAGAAAGCATTATACGATTTGGTCAAAAATACCTTTAAGTAAAATTGATGACAGAACCGAAGACGTCAAAGAAAGGGTTATTAAGGCCAATCGTGGTATTGAAGATGGGAAACTTGTTATTAAGAGGTTTTCACAGGAAAATACAACGATGCTGGATATCAGAAGCTGGATTGATAGATATCAAAAGAAATTTGGATTTAAATTTGATATCGTTGTTTTGGACTATTTGGATTGTTTGGAATCGCATAAAAAAAATACCGATAGAAATGAAGCCGAATTAGCAATTATTAAATCATTTTTGGCAATGGCTGCTGATTTTGACATACCTTGTTGGTCAGCACTTCAAAGTAATCGTTCAGGTTTTGATGCCGAATTTATTGATGCATCACATGCAGGTGGTAATATCAAGAGAATTCAGAAGTCACACTTCTTTATGTCAATTGCAAAACCACACGAAATGAAGGAAACACATTTAGCTAACATTAGGATTATGAAAGCTAGATTTGCTCAGGACGGTCAGACATTTAAAGACTGTACATTTAATAACGATACAATGGAAATTAAAATACACGATAATCGTTATAAGTTCAAGAAAAAATTGTCTGTGGATCCCGAAGAAGCTGAAGCAAGAATTAATAGGTTGAATGAGAAAATTAATAAATTAAATAAACAACAAGAAGGGGATGTTGTTGAGGAAGAAGAACAAGATTCTTCTGAAACATATAAATTCCATACCGAAGTATCAAAAAAATTGCCACCGGTTGATGAAGAAACAAAAAGATTAAGTAATGTTGAAGGATTTATGGATGATGATGAAATGGAAGAATTGGGTGGTAAAATAAAGGATGGTGGTGGTGAGAGTATGAGTGATGATGAAAAGAAAAAGATAGATGATTTGTTAAAGAAAAATTCAGAATAGTTTTTTTTAAAAATCTTTGTCTTTTTGGGATTTTATAAGTATTTATAAAAAATCCGCAAATTTTTTTTAAAAAAGTCTTGCATATTTAAAAAAGTTTACATACTTTTGTACTTGAAAGTTCTTTGAGAGATTTTAAAATAAATGGCGAGGTATGCAAATACAAACAACAACATACCTAAAATACCCAAATATTGGGAACTTGATATGTTTTCAGTAAGGAAAAGCAATTATCATGTGAAGATAACTTCTGGCGGTTCGAATCCGTCCCTCGCCACAAAAAAGGGAAACTGTTTGTTATTTCAGTAACAATTAGCTCATTTGGATAGAGCGTCTGACTGCAATTCAGAAGGTAATGGGTTCAAATCCTATATCGTTA